TTATTCCTCCAGTTGATGAAGACTACGGCTGCGAATTTCTGCTAGCAGCTGGTCTACGACCACGTTGACGTCTAAACTTCCTAAGTCTTTACCGCGGCGAGTACGAACGGCAATTTTGCCTGATTCGACTTCTTTATCGCCACAGACCAACATATATGGAACCCGACGCAACGTATGTTCACGAATTTTAAAGCCAATCTTCTCATTTCTCAAGTCTGCTTTTGCTCTAATACCCGCATCTTGCAGTTTTTTGGTTACTTGCTGAACATAATCAGACTGGCTATCGGTGATATTCATCACCACGACTTGTACCGGAGCTAACCAAGTTGGGAAAAAGCCCGCATATTCTTCGGTTAAGATACCGATGAAGCGCTCCATTGAACCCAAAATTGCCCGGTGAATCATTACCGGCACCTGACGATCATTGTTTTCGCCGATGTAAGACGCACTTAAGCGGCCCGGTAATGAGAAATCGAGCTGTACGGTACCACACTGCCACGCACGATCCAAACAATCATGCAAGGTAAATTCAATTTTCGGGCCATAGAACGCCCCTTCGCCTGGCTGATAATCAAACGGAATACCATTTTCAGTCAGCGCAGCAGCCAAATCGTCTTCGGCACGTGTCCATAACTCATCACTGCCAATACGCTTTTCAGGGCGGGTAGATAGTTTGACGACAATCTTCTCGAAGCCAAAGGTGCTGTACATGTCGTACACCATCTTGATGCAACTGTTTACTTCATCACGGACTTGCTCTTCGGTACAGAAGACATGGGCATCATCTTGAGTAAAGCCACGAACACGCATTAAGCCATGTAGGGCGCCCGAAGGTTCATTACGGTGGCAACTACCAAATTCAGCCATACGCAGCGGCAGGTCACGGTAAGATTTCAATCCTTGATTGAAAATTTGTACGTGTCCGGGGCAGTTCATTGGCTTAATGCAGTACTCACGATTCTCCGAAGAGGTCGTGAACATATGCTCGGCGTAGTTTTCCCAATGCCCCGTTTTTTCCCACAGTACGCGATCCATCATAAATGGACCTTTCACTTCCTGATACTGGTACTCTTTGAGCTTCATACGCACAAAGGTTTCCAATTCGCGGAAAATTGTCCAACCATCGTTGTGCCAGAACACCATGCCTGGTGCTTCTTCCTGCATGTGGTAGAGATCGAGTTGCTTACCAATCTTACGATGGTCGCGTTTCGCCGCCTCTTCCAAGCGTTGCAGATAAGCATTCAGTTGCTTCTTATCACCCCAAGCTGTGCCATAGATACGTTGCAGCATTTTATTTTTGCTGTCGCCACGCCAATAAGCACCGGAAGTTTTCTGCAATTTAAAGTGATGGCAGAAACGCATATTCGGTACGTGCGGACCACGGCACATATCAACGTATTCTTCATGGTGATACAAGCCCGGACGATCATCGCGACTGATATTCTCATCAAGAATAGCCACTTTATAATCTTCGCCCCGAGCAGCAAAAGTATCACGGGCTTCTTGCCAACTGACTTTTTTCTTGATCACGTCATAATCTTTATCGGCAAGCTCGTGCATCCGCTTTTCCAGCAGTGCCAAGTCTTCCTGCGTCAGAGTATGTTCGATATCAACATCGTAATAAAAACCGTTGTCAATAACTGGACCAATAGCCATTTTGGTATCTGGCCAGAGTTGCTTGATAGCGTGTCCCAACAAATGCGCGCAGGAATGGCGAAGAATCTCCAAACCTTCAGCATCTTTGGCGGTGATAATCGCCAACTGAGCATCGGACTCAATCAGATCACTGGCATCCACCAGCTCACCATTCACCCGACCGGCAATGCAGGCTTTTGCTAAGCCAGGGCCGATATCAAGAGCAACATCAAGGACAGAAACAGCATGGTCATAATGACGCTGACTGCCATCAGGAAGGGTAATAACAGGCATTCTAATTCCTTATCTGCAGTGGTGACCCTCACGACAGATCACATGCAAGACATAATTATTGTTTGATTTCAAAAAGTTAAATACTCAACTCAACCCACATTTGTTAAATTGGTACACAACTTGGTACACGCATCATTTTGTGACTTTTAATGTGCCACTTACATTTACATGCATGTTATCACTACTGGATACAATGATAAACAGCCCAACCTCGGCGTCCATGCCAAGTCATTCATCATGCTTCAGTCAAAACCACCGGCAATTTTATGTTGTCGGGAGAAACGGGCCACTCGATATCCAGCGCTGTACTCACATCAATACGCATAAGTGCAACGCGATATTTCTTCCACGCTGCGAGTTCAGATATTTCTTTTTTGCTGGCTTCTTCAGCGTCAACTGCATCTTGTCGCCAGTCAATTTCTGAGTCTGCCGCTGCTTTTAATGTTGCTTTTTTTTCTACTGCGAACGCAATGATTTCCGCTGCGCTTACAGTGCGTTTGACTAGCTTTTCGCCATCGAATATCCATGACCCATCGATATTACATCCATCCGGGATCTCATCAAACTCAAGCACATCGCAATCTAAAGGAAAAAGCATGGATACATCTTCGCTAATGCTTCGTAGGACCTTGCCTTGTGGATCTAATGCTACTTTGTATTTTTTCTTAAATAGTTTTTGTGACTCGTACCAATCCCGGCCATTTTCATCAATAAGATATTGTGAGTCAGCGCCTAATTTGGGCTCATCAGGCATGTATGACTTTAAGTTTAATAATTCCATAACTAATTCCTATGTAGTGATCGTTGACCAAACGCCATTTTTTGAAATCTGTATGTATCTGAAATATTGCACTGAATCATTGAGAGCAACAAAAAATGCACCGACAGGCGATGTTCCTCCGGTCTGGGATGAGATTGCTGTAACTCGAACTCCCTCTATTTTGTCTTGCAATGCAGCAACAAGTCCGTTCGCGCCAAATGCAGACCCTGTCCCGATTATATTTCCATCACCTTGAACCACTGTCTGTCCGCCTTTCATCGAAATACCAATCGTGTCAATAAGATTTGAAGTCGATATAGCGCCATTGACTGTTAAATTTCCTGCAATCGTTCCTCCGCTTTTTTGTAATGCACCGACAATTCTCGAATCATTCCCTGCGGCCACCGTCCCCGCCGTTGTGCCGACATTCAGCGATGATGCGCCACCCAGCCCCAGGTTTGTTCTTGCTGCTGCTGTATCATTCAAATCAGACAGATTTCTCGTTACTTGCAATGCCCCATTTGCATTATTTACTGTCGTCAATAAATTTAGATTTGTGATTGCAGCAAGTACAGCGCTTGGTCCCGCTGCTGCTATTTCAGATAAGTTATTATCTGTTTTGAGGAACTTGTTGGCATCAATGCCGTTACTGACTAGCTTTAAAATTGCCCGGCTGATTTGATCAAACTCCTCACTATCTGCTTCAATGTCAGCCGCCGATAAAATACTCATCAACTCTCGCTGAATAGTATTAAACCACTCAGCAGGTAATATGGTGGGTGGTACCCCGGCAGCAACGTTGCCGTCGGTAAATTCGCCGTTACTGTCGGCGCGCGTATTCGGTATATCACCAATTTTTTGCATAGAAAATCCTCGCCGGGTAAGGCGCTTAAAAATGAATAGAGAGTGACTAGCTAGCTGATGTAGCCAAATTTAAGAATGGTGTGAGATGGGTTTAATACGGTTAATCGGCATTCAAGTTGTTTGTTTCCCCACGAACGCAGTGGATCACTGCAATAAGTCAAACCGCATTGGGCATAATTGATCGTGGTCTCCGGCGCAGTGATCAGCCATGTAAACGGCCACTCTTCACCGTTTATGGCGTCACCGCAAACCGACATCCCGGCACATGCCTGTCGATATTGGGTGATTGAGATGGTGTAACCCAGCGCCCCGGCAACATGGGTAAAATAAGCCACCGACTGACCACCAATGCCAAACAGTTTGGAGACTACGGCCCGCTGGCGCTGGATAATGCTGTCTACCTCACCTATTGCGCATAAATCCGGTAACCCAAGCGTCGCTTCCCACTCGGGCAACATGGCGGTCGCTGTTGAAGGGAAGGCGGCATCGAGCAGATCACGGGCATCCCCATCACTGCGCTGGTAAGACCTTGCCAGTGCTCGTAACGTGCTGGTTTGAACCCCGTCTGATATTTTGGGCCAAACTAAGCCCCCAGGCATCAGCGATTGAATTGCGGCGGTATAGTCATTAACAGAATATCGACTCATAGGTAGGTCACCGTGCCCCGGATGGGTAATTGTCCGGTTTCAAGCTGGATGTTAGTCGTTGGGGAGTCGAGAATAAAACCGCTGGTGCCTGTCACATCACCGATGGCCAGTAGCAGTGATGACAGCAGAATTTTACCGCCCGGCTCACCCTCAGTAAAAAAGACCTCATCAATAGCTGTATTGATTGCTGTGGTGGTTTCGCTATCTGCCGTAAAGATGCCGCTAATGACAAAATTCACGGGTGCTGCTACCGGTGCACAGACATAGATGATAGCAATAATGGGCTGTAAGGGGTAAATGTGGTCGGCTACCCGCCCCTGATCACCGGTTGCTTTCACCGCGCCCCACTCTTCGAATTGCGATATGCCATCACTCCCGATCGGGAAGCCGCCAGAATCATTGTCATCACACATAATGTAAATACCGACCGTACCCACCCCCTGCAAGCGGCGCTTCACCCAACAACGAGTCACCCCCGGCACTGCTAAAGCCCAGCCGCGATAATCGGTATCATTGCCGCCTTGAGGAGTATTTTGATAAGCCAGTAACATGCGGGAACGAAAAGCATCTTCTGACTCAATATCCGCGCCACCGGATATCTTAACGATTGCAGTGGCCACCGACATGACCCCATCAATGGCCACATCCAATGTCAGAGACGTTCCTGCATCTGCATTCCCCGCAACACCACCACCAGAGCTATCATCAAGTACACTAGGGAGCACGGCCGTGATTGAGCCAGTGGCTGTGCCGCCAGCGTCCAATGTTACCTCATGATCGAGGCGATATTGATAACCATCGGCCCGATTTAACAGGCTCCCAGTTGCAATCACTCGGCCTGCGGTGCCACTAAACTCGACGGTAGGACAGGTGGCGGGATTGGCGGGCTTGCGAAACACATCCTTCAACGCGGCCCACGCGGCAAGATATTCATCGGTGGCATTATAAGGCGTGGATTGCAGCGCGATATAATCCAGATAGCCATAATGTAAATGCGCCATTCCGGCATCAGCATCACTGATCACACCAATATTGGAGAAGCGCAATAAGTTACCGCCGGTCTTGAGTTCTGATTGAATATAAGACAGGTTGCGCTGGCGCAGTTCGCTTAATGTGGGGCGATTAAATGGCATGTATTAGGTCTCCCATACCCATGAAAATTTGACTGAAGCCTGTGTTTTAGCGGGCTGCTGGTAGCCAATGATGAGATTTAACCGGTTGGGGTACATTATCTGGGCGTTGGTGCTGATTGCCGTCACCACGCGATCATCAAGCAACCAAACCAAGGCTTCATTGGCATAGTCTTCAGCCTTTAGCGCTACCTTGGTGGTGAGTTTTTCGCGGCGCAGCAACCACAGGCGGGAGCCGATCGGGTGCTCTGATCCAGTATCGCCCCACCAGCCGCGACGATCATCACCATCAATAACATCATCAGCGCGAGCTAACCGGTCAGTGAATAGGCTAATCAAAATAGCAGTCTCTAAATCATTGCCATCCAGTAGCCCACCGCCGCCGGTCTGCCAGTCGCCCAGCAATTTGCCCGGCTCCCAGATTGTTTTGATATCGGTTGTCATTGAACCACCTTGCCCGTCGCTTCACTGGTTAATGTCGAGCTACCGCCCTGCACATTTTTCAGTTGGTGATTGTGGGTGTTATAGGCTTCGCGTAGGGTTTTCAGTGTGGTGCCATTGCTGCCAGCGTTATCGACAATATCGCCGCTGACCTCCAGTAGCGGGGTATTTAGCCGTACTTTTACCGTGGCATTAACCGTCACCTCAGTCGCATTATTGACTGTGACCGGCTGACTATTGGCCTCAATAATAATGCCAGCTTCCGTTAACTTGATGTATTGCCCCCACTGCGAATAAATCACCGTCTCACCCGAATTTAGCCCAACATGACGAAATGACTGATGATTGGAACCAATGATGACCGCGCTTGACCGGTCGCCGCCCAGAAAGCCAATCACCACATCGGTACCGGTGGGTAACCCGGACGAAAAACCAAATTCAGCCAATCTCGGCGTATCACTACGGACTTCCAGCGGGGTTTGGTATTGAACGGTTTGAACTGAACCACCATCATGACTGCCGGTCACCCGCCCCACCCCGATCATCATTTTTATTTGCCGGTATAACTTGGCTAGCTGCCCTGATTCACTCATCACTGATTCGCCTCCATAAGATTGGAATAAAACTGATAAGGTTGGACGGTGAAGGCTTCAGGCGGCATCAGCACCATTTGCGCGGCGGTACCCTGGTCGTCTTTGAGATACGTCACCTCCGATAACAACCAGAGCTCGTCCTTTAAGCCAAAGATAGGCAAATCAATCGGGATCAGGGTGTTGGGTTCCCATAACTTCCCGTCTTTATCGCGCCAGCTATCGACTGTTACCAACAGCTCTTTAGAGCGCCCATAGCGGCGGTTCATTTCCCAGTCGATGCACTGCTGGGCCAGTTTTAGCGCCTTCATCGTGCTTTCAACAATGATAATGCGGTTGCGATAACGCATTTTGGCCGCTTCAGGATCGCGACTTCTGGCTAACGTAACCGAACCATATCCTGCGTCCTGTACCTGCTCCTGAAGTTGGCTAACCGACATCGACACACCGACGTAGTCAGAGAAGCGCTGATCCATGCCGGAGTTATACGCAGCATCTTCAATATTGATGCCCTGCGCTACCCCGCTGGCCGCTTTACGCGTACCCACTCGAGTCAGATATAAATTGCCATCCGGTTGATCGTAATACAGCAATGCCGCCCAGCGAGTGATGCGGTCAATGATTTCCTGAGAGGATTCACCCCAGTTCAATGTAAATTGGGGAACAATATCCAAGTCGGTCACATCAGTCGTCACCGTAATGTCGTATGGCTGCGCCAACCGCTGCGCTATCTGTAGCGCAGTCGATTGGCTGATCACATTATTTGGCCACTCGGCAGAGCAATCAACTAAGTCCTGGCACTTGCTCCGCCCCGTAGCCCTGACTTCGCGGCGAGAGCCACTGATCATCGGTGCCCAGCGGTCTATGTATCCAGTCAGCACGACATCATCACCCAAATTAACCACACAGGGGTCGCCGGGGTTAACCCACTGCTGGTTATCACTGCCCGGATAAAGGTCCATCAATGACAAGCTGAAATCGCTGGGTAGTCGCTCTATGCTGCGAGTGACACGGATATTGTCCCAGCCCGTGATCAGTTTATTGTCAATACTCAACGTCAGGTCATCACTCATGAATTCAGCGCCTTAAATCGAACCGGCATGAATGCCGGGTGAACAGGGTTAGCCATTTTCACCAACGCGTCACCCCGTCGCGCATCATGATATAGCCGATTGGCAAGATTAAGTGCAGGCAATGAACGGTTAAAGTTGACTATCTCCACACGAGACAAGTTCGCGCCAGTTTGCTGTAACAGCGTGACAATCGAGCCACGTAGATCCATTAATTCCTGGTATACCTCGTCATTGCCGCTATCAGCCGCAGAGAGTGCCGCGCCGTCTACCACATCACAAACCCGCGTCAATATATCGACCGCATCGTCATAGCTTTCCGGTTGATATTGCGACGCGGTAAACACCATCGCGCCCGCACACAACACAATAATGAGCTGATAACTGGCAGCGGCGGTATTGCTGTCACCGGGATTGGGTCGAAAGGTGTCGTCATTGATGGCCGTTAATTCTTGCATCATGCGAATTAAATCTAAGGTACTGGCCCCGCTGACTAATATTGCATTAACGACAGCAAGAACAGCACTTGCATGAGCCTCCACTGTTGAGGCCGCTTGTAATGTCTCTGCAGCTCTATTTACTGACTCCCGCCCCTCGACCGATACCGCCATTTTTTGGGCTACCAGCGCGGACAGGTTCGTTGTATCGCGCTGCGTGCTAACTGATGCCGTGGCCCCTGATATGCTGCCACCTACAGTGCCGTGATTAAAGCGTCCATAACGATCACGCCCAAGTGTTGAACGGAGGACATTCCCGAGATTTGTCGCCTCACTGGTGGTTGAATTCACCATGTTGACCCAGAATGCCGCAGTACTTTTTAGCGTTCTGATGGTCTGAGTGACAGAACGGATCTCGCCTTTGACCGTGACAATAAAGGTGGCGACGGACTTTGAGGCCAGACCAAACCATGATGACTGAATAGACGAAACCGCATCAGTTGAACTGGTAACAGAAAATACCCGTAAACCCGATTCGATAATGGTCAGCGTAAATTCAAAAACACGCCCGGACTCGGCCCCCTCATTCAAGCGGAGACCACTTTCTGGGATGCTGACCGTCATTTCACCGAGTGTTGGGTGTACTAGTGTTCCCGCATCAGGCATTTCACATGCAGCAATCAGTGAATCACGCTGAGTCATGACATCCGGCGCGGTATAAAGACCGCTACTCTGAATAAGGAAACCGCGGATGGTCAGGCGACGAGTGGCGCGGCCCAGATCCTCAATCCATGCGGTATCTCGATAGGGGTATTCATGAATAGCCTGGCGACGACCGAAAACACCTTCCGCGCTGATAACCGCAAAAGGAACTCCACGGAAAGAGGCGGGGTGAAGATGTTCTGACCACTGCCAGCTATCGCCGCCGGTACCTAATAAATCAGAAAGTGCATTGCTGATCAGTGACATTTACACCCCTCCAGAAATGAAAAAACCCGCACGATGGCGGGTGATATTAATAATATTTTACTATCAGCGTTCTTTTAGGATTTCACCTGGCTTTAAGCAATGAGGCAAGAGTTTCCACTGCTCTTCCTGTGTGTTAATTTGGCAAATTTCTTCACCTTTGGGGTTAATCTCCATTACAGTTAAATACATGCCCTCATTATCATGGTTTATTTTTTGAACCAGTATTGAGTTACCACTTGAGCCTACAAAATTACCGGCTGTAAGGAATTTCTCATATAGAGGAGTGAAGGATGATTTACCAGCAAATTTCACCGCATGAATAGCGTCACTTTGTGCCCATGCATTAGTTGAAAAATATAACGTAGAATTATTCTCGTCATAATGATTTACAACAATATTTTGCAAGCTCTCCTTTGGAGTTGTTTCATAATTAGGATTGTTTTGTAAAATAACTTGTTTGAATACTCTTCCATTATCAAGCTGAATAACAGCAATCAACTGAAAATAGTTATTCTTTTTATTTTTTGTCGTAATATAAAACAGCTCAACCCCGTCAACCTTAACCGTTGAAGTTAAAGTATCACCACCCGCGATCAAATTTGTTATATCTTTTCCATTTAAACAGGCCCTTTCTGGAACGGAGACATAGTTACTAAATGATTGCACAGGGAAAGTGATAAAAGATTGTGCGGGTTGCACGTTACATTCAAAAGCCCATGCCGAATGGACAGATAAAGACAGCATTACAGCAATTAATATTTTTTTCATTCTATTCATCCTTGTAAAAATTACCATTTAAAATTATCAGAATTTAACTGCAATCGATAACTATTAATAATTCATCGATGTTGACACCTTGGCCCCTCTTGCTGCTGTAATTTTCTGACGCTCACCATTTCTTTCACTAATCAACGTAATTTCAACCTCTGATTTTTCAACCCCAGCACCTTGATTTATATCGGTAATTCCATGACCACTACTGGGTTGCGGGGTTAAAATTGAAGGTCGGTTATTTGTAGTAATATCCCCTGTGGCTAAATTTGGTTCCTCATTATCGGAAGTTAGGGACTGGCGTTGCGATAATAAAATATTAGGATTACGCAGCCCTTTCCAGCGATCATCATTAATTGAGGCATTGATTCCGTCGTCAATATCTCCAGAACTGTATGGTTGATAGCCATTTTCATGGCCAATGATCGATGTAACTAATTTTTTCAAAACTTCGGGCGAATGGAGGTTTAATCGCTCATACGGATTCGCCCCCGTAACGCCAGAAACGGCGTTAATATAACCTTGGGTGTTATTTTCTGTACTTGGCGCATAGGTATGTAAGATGCCGGAAAGCGTATTGTTTCCCCTGTCACCATAAAGCTGTAATTGCCGGGCGAGCGCTGCTATCCCTTCCTGCGGATTGGCAAATGTGGAAAAACCCCCATTCTTCCCCGTAGAGTTGGGTGCAACCCTTAAATTTCCGGGATTATTATTTCTAACGCCGAGTGCATCCTGTCCTGATTTTGGTGCTGTGAGCGCTGAAGACGTTAACGAGTAAGGAGTCTTGTCCGGGGCTGCTAGTTTTTTCTTTTCTGCCTCCAGCCGTTTCTTTTCCTGCTCTTCCCATGCCTCCCCATACTGATCATTCAATTTTTGAGTAAAATCCTTATCCGGATATCCCAGAGTTAAATAGGTTTTCTCTTTAAATGACAAAGTATCTTTGAATTTATCGTCAACACGGGCCCGATGAAGAATATCCTTCTGCTTATCGCCATGCGCAAAAGAGTTTTCATCATCGCCAATATATTTTTTGCTATTCTCAAATGCCGCAATGGCAGGAGCATTCGATACGGACGCGAAAGACAGTCCTACAAGGCCTCCAGCCACAGCGATGGCGGGATCGAACGATGCATCTCCCGTTAATAATTTTTGAGCACCCCATGTTTTGGCTTTTATAAATAAACCATCAAGCACGGCGCTGGCCTCATTTAATTGAGCATTTAGTTCAACAAGTTGCGCATTGGTTTCAGGATCAACAGTTAAGCCAATCTTATCTGCTTTTGTCAGTAATTCCTTAAACCTTGTCCCCTCCCGCAAAAGAGATAGTGTATTTGCATCCAATCCTAACGCGTCTGCTAAAGTTTTTTGCATGTGCGGAGCAATGCTCGGGAATACTTTTGCAATGTTTTCCATCGTCTTAAGTACGTTTGCTGTACCATCTTTATTGCGCTCAATCTGTATACCGTTTTGGACCAATAGTGCCTGTGTCGTATCGTTACGTGCCCATAACGGGTCATTCAGTGTTTTGTAGAGCCCTTCAACTGATTTCTGTGCAGAACTCCCATCAATACCCAAAATCTGCATAGCTCCAGCCAATCGGCTGAAATCATCAACTGACATGCCTGCGTTTTTTGCTGCTGTATCAAGTGAGTAAGCGGCCTCAGCAACAGACTTCAGCCCTTGAACCGCTTTAACTGCTGTATAAGCGATCCCTCCCACAGCGCCAAATTTTAGTGCTGCGCTACCGATCTCGCCGACCATCTTTAATGGTGGCACCAAGTCCCCAACAAATTGCACCCCCTCTCTGGCGAGTTGCCCCATCCCTTTCAATCGGTCATTCAGATCATCAAGGCCCTCTGCTGACTCCTGCCCTCCAAGCTTAAGCCCGTCTCGCGTTCTATCAAGGTCGGGTAATAGATTTTTAACGGCTTCATCTATACGCTGAATGGATGCTGACGCCTGGTCTGTTGCTGTTAACTCGAAATCAAATGAATTAGCCACTTACTTTCCCGCCCTGGTCTTGTTAATCCGCTCAGCCTGCTGGCACCACCACATTAATTCATTGTAGGTCAGGGACCAGGCATCGCCCGGACCCCAGTTATAGTAGTAAGTGACATCAGCGATTATTTCGCGCCATCTTCCCCCGCTGGGGAGTAAGTTAAAAAACTCATCATGTAGACCTCGCAGGCTTTATAGTCGGTGAACGCCATTTTCTTGATGGCTTCACGCGGCACATTCGACACTAGTGAAATGAGCAATCCCATGGCGCTGAGTGATCCAGACTTGGCTTGTTCATCATAAAACTGCTGGACCTGAAGCAAGACCGGCTCACTGAGTTCGACTACCTCATAAGTGGTTTTGGTGGCCTCATGCGAAATAGGTTTAACCAGGGCAATTGTTTTAGTGCGTTCCAATTCTGACATATTAGTTCTCCGTCACCGATACCGAACCACCCTCCCAGCGAAGATCGGCGGTCGCCTCGGTGCTATCGACTTCTTGTGTGTTTACCGACCACATCGCACTACCGATAATAGTTTTACCATTCGCCAGCTCACAGACAATATTGACATTAGTCTGATCGTTAAAATCACTGATTGACGTGCCGCCACTGTCGCGGATTTGGCAGGAGATAAATGGCGCGTTATAGGTTTCCTTATAACCATGTACCCCATCCATCCCTGTGAGCGTTTCCCGTTTGACTCTGGAGGGGCTGTATTTGAATTGCCCCGCCACCATGATGGTCAGGCCGTCAACCGTGACATACGCTGTCCCGGCGAGGCGATTGGATGTATCACCCATGATAATGAATCCTTATGCTGATGCCTGTAGGCGGAATTGGTTGAGAACGGCAAAGATGCGTAACTGATTGATCAGGACACCCGTCCACAGCACATCAACGCGATTCGGATTGCTGGCGCTCTTTTCGACAATCAATCCCTTGGCAAAGCCTTTGGCGTCCTGCACGTAACCGTTAAATTCCAACGTCTGGTACTGCGCGATCAACTCGGCGCGGATCACATTCGGGGTGATAATCGCTGAGCCAGGAGCAAAGCGGGTGCCATCGGCGGCCAGCTTCATGCGGGCAAACTTCGATGTCACCTGAGTGCGTAGGAATCGGGTGACGAACATCAGCAGGAATAAGGTTTCAATTTGCAGATAGCTGTCATCTTCCGCGCCATATTTGTTTTTCTGATAGGTGGTAATAATATTTTCCACCTGAACCGTGCTGTCATCGGCCACTGTCACGGTTGAAATACCGCTGTGCAGCAAGTTATTACGCTCGGTCAGGGTAAAGCGGCTGGCCAGCGGCGGGGCCAGTACGCCACTAATGGCCAAGGTTTGCAGCGGACGGCCTGGGTCGTTACGCAGACTTTGTGCAATCGCGCCAACATAGGCCGCTGACCAGACATAGCTCGGTGTTGGCGAACCATTGATGCCCAGCAGAGAGGCGTGCTGATCATTGCGTAATTCCCCTGCTGCTGTTAGTTGTCCATAAGTCCCCGATTGAGCCGCGAAACTGTGGCCATACAGTTGCTCGGCATAGCTCCAGCGCCCAGTGCTGTCTGACAAAAACTCTTTAATTTTATTCAACGACGCCGTATCTGTGTACGGATTGATGATGAAATCAAAGGTTCGGTCCTGCAAATTAGCCAGCGCATCATCCATTTCTGGCGCACCCGCGCCGCCAGTCATTGGGGTGAGTGTCAGTACCATGCTGTCGGGGGTTGTTTCCCCTCCCGCGCTGCCCAGATAGTTCAGGCGTAAATCAATGGTGTTGCCATGTGCGCCTTTATTTTTCGCGGACAACACCACGATAGCACCTTCTGATACCATTTCTCCGGTATGAACAACCGTGACAGGCAATTCAGTCCGGGCCTCAATTGCACTGGCCAGTGCCGCTGCAACAGCATTGACATCATCAGTTGCCACTACCGCGACCTGCACACGGATCCCGCCGATGTAGAGCGAAATAACGCCCGTTGCTGACGCCGGGGTGGTGACGGTGATTTTGCCAACGGCGGCGACCATGGAATCCGCATCACTCAACGGCAAAATGTAGATCTCTCCTGCGGTATCGTTCGCCAGATATGCCGCCATCTGACCATGCAACATGGAGCCTGCGCCACACTGCCCCGCCACGGTAGCCACTGAGGAGACCAGCACCGGCATATCAGCAGGCAATGTACTGGAATCCAGCATCTGTCCGATGATTAAAGTGCGCTGCGTCGTTGTTGCCGTGTTCGCCTGAGAGTTATCAAATTCAGCGAAGAAAAGCGGCGTCCGAAGGTTGCTCGGAATATTTGTAAAGGGAATAGTCATTATTTAGTTTTCTCCGCCTTGGTGGCTTCAGGCGCGGGTTTAACCTCTTTAGGCTGTTCTCGCACCACATCACCGTCGTTTAAGCGACGACGCCAAAATGAGTTATCGGGAACCTCAGCGCCGGATTCGGGCAAAAAGGTGCCCTTCACCGGGTCACGCACTGAGCGACCGGCTACGGGTTTAACAATCATGGGATTTACTCCGGGAAGTTTATAGAAACCAGAGGGTCGGTGGTGCCGTCTGGCATAGCGATCGTGATATCCATCCCCTCCAGTTGGTCAGCATTGATGGGGTAGAAATCTTCCGGCCCTTGGTAATACTCGATATCCAGCTCCATCAGCAGTTGGGCCAGATGGCCCTCACCCGCCGAGTCCAGATCAATGGTTGAGCGTACCCGAGCGAACTGTTGTGTCTGGCGGGTGAGGTCGTAACTGTTTATCACTGCGCGTTCAATTTGTTCTCGCAACCGTTCGAGCGCCAGTTCTGCCTTATTCGCCCCATCATTCTCATTTTCACCGTCAAGCTCCTGCAACCGGCCAGTGATGCGCACGGTGGTAATGGTGTTGAACTGCGGGGCGTTGCGGCCTAATGACTGTTTTTCCTCGATAAGGGTTTGGACCAAGATAACCGGATACATCTCCTCAGTGGTTGGCCAGTCACGCGGGGAGTAGACGCGGTTTCCCGCGTCAGTATTTCCGATGATGGCATCAACAACCAATTTCCTGACTTGCGCTGTATTCATGGTTTCACCCGATTAAGAATGAGTTTACTGCCGCCGTGACTGTCTGGCTGAACATCTGCTACAGCAAACAAGGTATTGACCGGTTCATTAGCAACGACACCAATAAATACCCGATCTCCTTGTTTGGGTGGCGAACGAAACTCACTGTCTCTTACGCCTAAAACGGGGTTGGTGGTGTTAATGGTGCTGCCATCATCCAACGTATCGATGGTGATATATGCCCGATCAAAGATACCGCTAATGGTATAAGTGGGCTTACCACCAGCGGGTCGGTAATTAACTGGGTCACCAAATACCGCCTGTAGGGGTGCCAGAAGATGCTGATCCCAGTTGATACCCATCAGCCACCTCGGTTTATCTTTACACCATCATCAACGGTGATTGAAGGGCCAATAGTATTAGCCGCCTGCTGCCGTAATGCTTTCACATCAGCAACCACGCCCAGGCTAATCAGTCGTTCAGCATCATCATGTGGCAGGAATAAACGGCTATTCTCCACATGAGTTTCCCCGCTATGTCGCAGAGTCTGGCCTTTTACGACAACAACCTCCATCTCGTCACTGTCGCTCGTCGAATCATCACCCTCAGTCTCGTTCTCTGCGGTACGTTCCTGAACATCAGGAACAGAAAGGACTTTGTTATCATTCTGTTCCTGTTGGGTATCAGCCTCGAACTCGGGCGGCAAGCCGCCCAGTTCATTGATAGTCGGTTGTTGCTTTGCTGGTTTTGCCATATCACACCACCGTCGCACAGAGTGAGGCATTTACCCGGCTTGGAATGACCAGTGGGGCAGATTGCATCAACAGGTAACGCTGTGCCGGGTCGGGCATAATCCATGACTTAGGTGCGAAAGCCATCGGGCCGTAATTAAACGCAGGGTCCAGAATGACACCAAAGGCACGAGTGCCCATTAGGTCAGCACCTGACATCAATACGGCACCATTAGGGATCATCGGCTTTTCAATGCCATCAACCGGATCGATAAACCAGTCGTTATACAACCACAAATCAAAGTTGCCCCAGCGACCTTTATAGACTGCGCCTTTATTGACGCGTGGCCCCGCATCAACCTGATTACCAAACGGACTTAATGCCGGGGATACGATGGCATTGTCTTTAATGGTGGTATCGAGACGGAACGCCTTCCAAGATAAAGAGGTAAATACCAAATCCGTGGCCACCGCACCCGACTCTTTCAACATCAGCGTTTGCCATTCTTCAATATCATCTGATGGCTGGGTATTGGTTGCGCCTGCGGCGACAGATAAAGGCCACTTATCTGATCCACTCAACGTAATGGTCAGGTTGCTGGAGCGACCAAAATCAATAACAGTTGTTGGGAATCCGTCACCCACCACCGTAATCTGAGATTTAGTCAGCGCGCTGGCGGCCATCCATTCCAGACGACGGTTAAGCATGTCGATCTGGTCTTCCATTTCAAACTGGATGTTTAACATTTCGCGTTCTGCGGCGGTGTATTCCCCACCAATGCGCTCCCCCATCTGACGGCGGATTGGTTTACGTAAATCAGGTGTGCGTTTGTCTTTGATATAAGCCGGTTTGAAGGTATTGGTTTGATACTTGCGGCTCTCCACCAGTTTCCCTTCAACTAACGGAGAAACAAAAGGAGACATACGACGTTTACCAATGTCAACATCGATGGAAACCTCTTCGGTATCATGGGTCACTACATTGGGAAAGAAGCGATCGAGTAACCAGTTCTGGCTTGTTTTCAGGTTGGGAACCAGGCCCACCAGCACGTTGGTATCGTAAATATTCATGGAGTATCTCTTTTAATTTGCTGGCAGCCAGAGCCACCAGATCAAGATTGAAGACGAGCAAGCCCCTACCAAGTGAGTGGCATTGGGTGCAAATAAGAAAGTGGAGGTTTAAACTGGCGCTTGGATACTGTCTTCGAGGAAGATTGAATACGACCGCAGTGCCGTTTTTAATTCGGCCAGCGTCCACGAATCATCGTGAATAACACTGTTCTGATTAAACTGTCCCATCAAATAAACGCCACCGCGCTGGGTGGCAGTTGTGGTATCTACGTTATCCACCAGGATGGCTGCAGGTACCTCACTACCATCGGTGGCGGTCTTCACCGACTTGACGTACTCACCTGATTCCGTAATTTTACCCATCACGGTACCGCGCATATGAATGAAATCCACCTGGGCAACAACGCCGGTATCTGTCACCAACTGCAATGGCCCGGCAACCAGTTGGTCTGGAACAAACAAAGATGATCGCATTCCCGGCTGAAACGCATTTTGTCCGATGTTATCCATTATTTTTTACCTTTCGCTGAGTCATAGAGGCTGGCCATCTTATTAACCAGTGATGCGCCTTTTGATGCGACTGCGGCATCCTGTCCGGGCTGTGTATTGCCGAGGGCCTGCATCCGTTCATCCAAAGAGCGCTTGCGTGGAGCGCTGGCAGATGCCGGTGCTGTGGCGGTAGTGGAGGCGAGCACCCGGATCACGGCGGCGGAACTCATGCCAGAATTGAGTGCCAGAGAGACCGCCAAATCACCGCGCCCGGTAGCATGTTTACTACCGAAAATACGCGCACAGCGGTTACGTTCTGCACGGCGACCTTTTTTGGCATCACTGCTCTCATCGCTATCATCACCATCATTATCTTCGCCATCATCACCATCGTCGCTTGCGTCAGGATCTTCATTATTTTCTTCGGCCTTTTTAGCCTTCCTTGCCTCTTCTTCCTCTTCGGCCTTTTTGGCTTTTCTAGCCTCTTCATCTTTCTCTTCATCTTTCTCATCATCTGGTTCATCGGATGCCTTAGCACCACGCCCAAAAAGGTGAGCAAAACCTTGAATTTTCGCCATTATTTTTCTCCAATCAATGTTAATAAATCACGGAATGCGACATCAGGCGAGGCGACTTGATCAGCCAGCCCTAACTGCACACCATCAGCTGCCAGATAACATGACGCCTCAGTGTCCCTGATAGCTCTCTCTGCTATCCCGCGATTGCGGGAAACGGTACTCACGAACAAGCGCCCCATCTCATCAACATCTGATTGAATGGCCTTTTTTGCCTCTTCGCTTAATGCCTCGTATGGATTTGATTCAGCTTTTCTGCTGCCAAAAGTGATTATCGTGACCTGCACGCCGTCACTTTTTATGCGCTGCGACCAGTCAACATGCATCACGATGACGCCAATTGAACCAACCCCGCCAGTACGCGGGACAATAATCCTATCCGCTGCACTGGCCAGCGCATAAGCGGCTGAATAAGCACTCTCGGACAGGATGGCCCAAATAGGTTTTTCTCCTCGTGCCGCATAAATTTCATCGACCAGATCAAAACACCCGGCAACCTCTCCGCCCGGTGAGTCGATATCAAGACAAATAGCTTTGACCTCGCTGTCATTCATTGCCGCCAGAAAGCTAACCCGAATGCCGTCATAGCCCGTCATTCCGCTGTAAGGGCGCAAGGTGCCTAATTTCTGCACTAAGGTCCCCGTTATGGGTATCCGTGCTATACCGGCGATAACGTCATAACCACACTCACGTCCTTTACGCGAAAAAGTATCATCATCGTCATCCCAGCCGGCATTAGACTGGATACGCGTCAGGCCGAACCGGTCAGTCAATGCCGCCATAACCACTTCAGCCTTGTGCGGGTGAAGTGCCAGCGGGGTGTTAAATAGCCGCTGGGCTAAATGTGGAAGATTCACTGCGCCTCCGGTTTTTGTTGTTTATCGGGTGCAAAGGTGTCTGCTTGCAGCCATGTAGGGATAGGCAGCCCGCGCTCAATGTAGGCCTCGCGCTCTCGTTGGCGCTGATCCAGCAATTCTTCCCAATCTTCACCGACGTTTTCAGCGGCTTCCATCTCGAGAGTAGATAGCCCCGCCTCCATGCCAAGAATGGCCCCTTTCTTCTCAGCTACCGGATCAACCCAGCCCCGCCCTGGCCCCATCCATTGAGCACGGCAATATGCCGCTTTAGCAGCAAGGAAATCAGGCGCGCCATCAGGCAAAGGAACCTCACCTAGGTCATGCAGTTCTTCGATAAAGCACGACAAGATGGGCTGAGCGAATCCCGTCGCAAAATCATCACGGCGGCGGGTCAGGGTTTTCCACGCTTCAAGCATGGCGGAACGGGCTGAGCTGTAGTTAACATCAGACCAGTCTTGGGTCAGTTGCTGGGTAGAAATCCCCAATGACGCCGCAACATTTCTCAGCGCGGCACTTTCAAAGGCGACAAAGTTACTGGTTGGCCGAACCGCATTAAGTGCGGTCATGCTTTCACCGGGTGCCAGTATCGGAATGCGTGCGCCACTTTGTAATGAAAGGCGTTTTTCGTCGTGATATTCACGACGCATTTTCTGATACTTAATAACGTCATCACCCGTATCGAGGGATTCCGCAACCAGTCCGGGGTCATAAGGCGACGTGATAAAAGCAGCAAAAATGGAGTTCAGGATTGATGACTGCAATTCCACTTCATCGTACTTAATCAGCATTTTCAGGCGCTGGACGATGGGAGTAAAAATACTGATACCACGATGCTGAGAGGCTCGATCGCTGTCAAAGTCATGGATGACGATGGGACGGCCCCAGCCAGTTTCACGCTGGATGCGCTCCCAGGTCATAGTTTCTTTACCGCTCCACCAGTCACCGACATGAGCTTTGCGGATGTGATAAGCAATAGGGACTCCATCCTCATCAATTTCTATCCCGCCGCGAATATTCGGCATGTCGAATTTCTCTTGCGGATTGCTTAGCCGATCGGGATCAATGATTTGCATCGTCGTGGCATACTGCGCTCGTCCATAGCCAAGGCGGTCAGGGCGATATTGCATCACACAGAGCGCGTCACCGTCAGTCAGCTTGTGACGAAAACCAAGCCGCAGTAGTTGCGCGACGGTTTTCTTTCTTTCCACATCACAATAACGGTTTGGGTCATTCGCCCAAATTCGCCAGCCTGATTCAATGGCCCGTCCATATTCATCCGCCCATTTCGCGTCAAATTGAGGATTGCCAGTCATCAGCGCCAGAGTCCGATAATCGACTTTAGCCAGCGGACGGAAAGACGCACCCACGGCATTATCCAAAATGCGGGTAACACTGCCCGAGGCCCAACCATCATTGCGCACCATGTCGCGAACACGGGCAACCACCTGATTACGGGAGGGATTAATTTCGTTGTCGGGTGACCATAGTGATGGTTGCCAGTTAGCCATGGTGTCACTGAATTGATCCGCAGCATCATAGGGAGTGCCACTGGAACCATTTAGCATTGATGCCCTTGATTGGGATGGCGGCAAGGGGCGACCGTCAGGACCTAAAATCCTTACTGGGTTTTTCATCAATAACGAAACCTTAACGCCCTACGGGGATGTTTAACGATGCCTAGCTGGGCCTGAAGAAGTTGAATTAATCCCATCAGTTTACCTATATCAGTCGGCTGATAGGTCACTGAGCGAGTACCATCCCCTTGCGAATAGGAGAAAGAGACGCCTGTCAGACCCGTTGATAATTCAATATAGGCTTGCTGTGCCTGATTTAATGCATCCTCTAACTGAGCGCGAGTCATCTTACCGGCCAGCAGACTGGTTTTTGCGTTGAACATAGAAATCCTTAAGCCAATCGGCTGGCGATGCTTTTTGTGGTAGGAGGTTCGGCTTCCTGAATAATGGCACCCGGTAAACGCAGGCTGGTTTTTTCTTCTGATGCAAAGCGAGCGGGATGCAAAACTTTATCGGGTTCGGATTCAATCAGCATTGCACGGGTGTTTAATTTCAGGCCCAAATGGAACAAACCCGCCAGCGCTGCATAGGCATAAACCCGACAGTCCAGCGCTTCGTTAGCCTTGCCATGAGGTAATTCCCATACGCTGTAACGCTGCCCCGCCGCCTCTTTCATCACCAGCCGCTCAGCGGTTAACTGGCTGAAATAGCCCATATCCCGCTCGATTGAAAAATGCATATAACCGGGGCCGGGCTTATCCAGATGAAGACGGGAACGGATAGAATCTTTTGCCGAGTTCACCCCAATGATCACCGGACGGAATTGAGAGCGGTTCTTTGAGGTCGGCCGTTTGTTAGGCCAGATCGGGGAGCGCTTACCGCCGGTGGCTGATTCGCCCTTAATGGCCCATATCCGTCGAGCCAGACGTTCTTTGGCAAACTCATAGACCTTTTGTGTGTGGTTGCCACCGGAGTCATGACACGCCGCCATGATGGTAAAACCTCGACCATCCGCGCGCCGCCAGATTTGCTTTAGATAGGCATCAAGCCGAAGCCAGGGTTCTGCCGTTTCAAGGTCACCCTCGATAACGTCAAACGCTACCGACCAGCTCTCTTCATCCTTACCCCAGCCCACTACTTCAATTTCTAACCGGTCAGCCTGGGTATCAATGCCTGCAGTCAGGACGGCAACACCTTCTGGTATTTCAGCATCAAATACTTCTCTTCGCGCCAGCAGTTCATCTACTGGCAGACGTTTACCGTAGTTGGGACGATGAGGCAAGCCCATCTGGGTATTCCACCAAGCCAGTTCTTTATCCGGATCACCCTTGGCTTTAAGGTATTTAGCGGCGATATCAGACGGTTTATCTTTCTGCCACGGGCTGAATAACTTGGAGGCCTGAAAACCAGCATGGATATTATCGATCCCCAATTTACCGCAAGTGGGACAAACTGCCCGATGCACCGCGTGACGCTCAGATTCAGACCAGCGCCATACAACGCCCACTGCCGCCTGATCATCAATGTGCCAGGCTTGTTCATAATCATTTAGCGGTACATGACGCTGATCGCAACATTCAAATGGCTTGGTCTGATGCCACTCAATCGTGCGTAGCGCCCTTAGACGGTCACCCTCTGACCAGCCGGAACCGCAGCTTTCACAGTGGATCATGGCGAGTTTTGTATGGTGTTTGTCTGCCTCTGATGTCCAGTGAACATGCTTGAAGAAATCAGGAAATTGACGGTGGCCACAGTGCGGGCATGCCATAGATGCACGGCGCTGATCCGATTCCTCGAAGCTGGTCGCAATGCGGCTTTCATCTTCAACGGTCGGAGAGCAGGCACGAACAGATAGCCAGTTGAGGCCGAAGGTCGCGGTGCGTTCTTCTGCCAGGGTTATCGGGTCACCCTCACGGGTGATTGGGTACTTATCTACCTCATCAGCCAACAGTACACGGATCGGGCGACGGGCAAGGTTGTCCGGGCTACCGGCCCCCGCCAGTGCCAGAAACCCACCGGTAAAGGATTTGTATAGCAATGTCTCTTTTGAATTTTTCTGTTTGTTACCGCCCACCAACTGGCGAAGTGCCGGTGTCACCCTGATTAACGGGGTGATTCGTTCTTTCGAAAATTGCTCGGCAGCGTCTTCTTTGGGTTGCAATAACAGCATCGGGCAGGGATCGAGATGCGCAAAGTAACCAAACAGATTTTCCAGCAATGCTGTTTTCATCAACTGGGTACAGCACATCACGGTGATGATATGCACCCCTGATTCCGTCGCCGCCAGCATGGGGCCACGGGCAATCTCTACCGTGGTGGTTTCCCAATTACCCGATGTACTCCCCGCCTCTTTTGCCAGTTTACGGTAGCGGTCAGCCCAGTCCGGTACGCTAATGCGCGGGGGCGGTGTCCATCCCTTACGAACGCTGAGAAGTAACCGGTCATGTTTGCTCTGCGTTAAACTCAGGTTCGCCGAGGCCAGAGATGTGTTTGTGGACATATGCTAATAACACCTCGGTCATTCTGTCGGCGGGAACATCCAAGTCAGCCGCCATCAAAGGAGCCACCCTTGACGGCCAGTTCATCCAGGCGTCGCGTTGTTCACGAAAAGCGCTAAACAAAATATCTTCTGCGGCCGTTAGTTCCACCAGCTGCCCGTCTTCTTTCTCAAACTCCAACTTGGTTAATAGCGCCAGATAGTTCTCTTTTACTCTGCTGGCTTCTTCTCGTGTCCATTCGACACCATTGGCCAGCATGATCTCTTTGACGGCCGTATTGGTATTGTCATCAGTATCGGCAGCGGTAACTTTTACGGGCTTATTCTTGCTGGCGTTTTTAGTGCGAGGATCTTTGCTATCGCGCAAAGTGGACACTGCTATATCACTTTCCTCAACGTTGACCAAATCACCATCAAGAACAATATATTTTCCAGCCTTAATCCAGCGGCTCACCGTCTTCCGATCAACGCCAGCATGCTTGGCGTAGTCAATCTTCGTCATCGTGCTCATGGTGAAAATCGCCTCAGTGGGGCATGGGACATTGCCGTGGGACATTTTTTTGTGTCCCATCTAAAATGTCCCACGCAGAAAAACGGCCACAGCCGCGCGGCGTAAGGGCTGACGGTCACAGTTGCATAGTTATGTACGTGGGACATGGGACACAAAATGAAAAATTTATAGCTGGTAAAACTGCACGGCGCGCAATGCCCGTACATTACAAAGGTCGCAGGAGGGACCCATTTTTTTCTAGATGATAATGATTATCATATAAATATCTATTTTGCAGTATTCAATGCCTGCTCGATTGCCAGACTTAATGCGCCGGGCATCAAAGCCTGTGCCATTGAGTTCGCCCGATCGAAGTACCCAAGCGTGGGTTTGACTGCCAGAGCATCGCCGAACTGAATCAGTAGCTTAGGCGATCTCTGCTTCTCTCTTGCTCTATGTACACCGTTTGGAGAGCGCTTCTGACGTTTTTTAGCCTTCTTGCTCTTCTTACCTTTCTTGCGCTGGAATACGCCTGACGTATCGCCAATCTTGCCAATGAATACATCAGGCTTGCCCTTCAGCTGAGCCAGCTTATTGCGCGCCAAGTTCCCATACTTATTGAGCTTTATAGCTTTTGGATTCAGTAGAGCCTGTCCATTGAGTTTGTGCTGTCCACCGAACTCGAACGGTTCGAGATAACTGGCGGCAATATCACGCACAAATATCTTGGCTTGCAATCGGTCTTTACGTGCACCAAACGAGCCAACAGAATTAACGGTGAAAGGTGTCGGATTATCCAGATTGCGCTGCATACCCAACTTTTGAGCCTCTACAATCTGACGAGCAACGCTGGTTAGTGCTTGAGCCGTAGCGAAAGGGATCTGCTTTTTTATCGACTGTAGCTGATTAGATAAATCTTTAAGAGTTGACACTAATCAGCACCTTTTGCGAAGTTTTATAAATACAGAACTTTCATTCGATAACGATCGTTTTAAACGATCAATAATCGTTTATTGATCTGTACAACCAATTTCCATCCCTATGAATTGACTGTCATTCTTTTGTCAAACAAAAAGGATGGCGGCAATGTGGATTAAATTTAAGAATTGGTGCATGACAACGACTGTGTATTACTCATCAGTGATAGTAGTGATAATTATCAGCGAATTGTCGTTTTTTGCCGCTATTACATATCTAATAGCAGAATGCTTTTAGTTGATTGAGAGCTGTTGTGAAAGTAGCTCTCAATTTGTCTTTATTATCTATTCGCAGCTTTGCAACCTCTTAGGGCTTCAAGCACACGTTAGTGATATACGCCTGCAAGCCTTCTATTTGGGTTGTGGCAATTCCGATGCGCTCGCGGAGACTGATATAATCCCGTTCAGCGGTGTCAGTAAGTCGGGCGCTGGCATCATCAGGGACGCTGGCGGGGCCGGTGGTTTTGGGCACTGGTTTTGAACATGTGGCGTTGAGCTGCAACCGCTTAGTGCCATTAGCGATATCAGCACGAAGGCGCTCATTTTCAGACTTGGCATCTGCTAATTCCTTGGTGGTTTTGATATCAATAGCGGCTACGGCTTGGCGCTGGGCTTCGATTAGCTGAAGGTCTTTCTTCTGCTGATTAGCCACTGATGCTATTTCTACTACATCACGCCGAAGTTTTGCCGCCTCGTTCTGATAATAAGTCACACCAACAAGCAGGGCGGCTATTACAGCGATGAGGGCAGTAGTTAACTTTCCAGGCATAGCGCCTTCTCCTTCTCGCGGCGAGTCACCAGCCCCGGCAATTTCTTACCGCCGCCATATACCCAGCGCGGGAACTGTTCACAGGCCGCTGTCACGTTACCAGCGCGAAAATACTTGAACATTGTGGATTTCTGCATCAATGAGCAACCGGCGTTAAAGCTGATTGACGTAGCAGCATCAAAAGCGCTGGGCGGTAATTTATTGCCATTTGCATAGCGAATGACGCAGCGTTCAGCATCAAGAATGTTCTTTTCCCAATCTGCGGCAATTTGTGCATCAGTCTTTCGTGTGCCAGGTGTGACACCGTGAGTGTTGCCAACGCCATCAGTTAGTACCCCGGCAGGACACACATACGGGTCGCGGCGGCATGATTCAGCATTGCCGATCAGCTCAAGTCCTCGTTCGCTAGTTCTTACGTTGCCCGCAGAAATAACAATCGCGATGATGACTGCAACAGCACAAGCAGATCCGGAGGCAATGCGTTTTATTGTCGCCATCACTCATCTCCATGTGCTGCAAGTATTTTCTTACGAAGAGCTGGACTCATTAGCCTTCTCCCGCAACTGAAACTCTTTACGCTTGTAATGCCAGTTAATAGTGAACGTACCGACTGTACATGCTATGCCGACGACGATAGCCCACTCATTGAGCGACAGTGAACCCAGCATCACAGTGAATGCCCCCCAGCCGTAAGAAGAGCCGCTTGAATATTTATCCATTCTCATAGTCTCCCCCTGCCAGTTGGCCTGGGCGTGTATTTGCTGTTTGGGGAATAGCCCACCGCCGTTTCCACTTTTCGCTAGAGGGTGTTTGCGGTTGATTGGTGTAGGCGGAGGGCTAAATAAAAAAGGCCCACCGAAGTGAGCCTTAAAAAATTTTGTTGGGTTATTAACCTAGTCGGCTATCAGTGAAGCCAATCATTATTAGCTGCTTAATTGCCGCGCAAACCTCATGAAAGGCAGATGTCTGGTCTGGACTTGAAACAATAATTACCGTGTCACCCTTTCCAACGACGACGCACAATCGCCCATCATTATATTGCATGGATATCGATATCAGATATTGAGATCCACCACTAATCTTTGAGTCATCAACTATTGTAGCAATCTTAAAATTAAGCGCGTAATTCTCATCAAGCCTGATAGATGACAAAGATGCTCTCTGGAATAGTCCTTTATCATTTATCGTACCCAACATCACATACGGTCTATCTGTGCCGCTTGAATCAACCCACGTTTCTTTGGGCAAGGAAAGTGATTCCTTATATTCTTCCGCTAACTTATAAGCATCTTGTTGAAGCTTCGTTCTACGGTCTTCATATTGCTGATCTAACTTTGCCCTCTGGCGCTGTATATCTTCATAGGTGATCTGCATTCCACTCTCCAAGTAGGAACGATTTGGGATATACATGCTTATCACCTCTGAATTTTAATTGCCGTGATGTTATATGCAAAAAGGCCACCAAATTGGCAGCCTTAAAAGTTGGTATGTGGTGGCTGGCGCCAACAATCCCAGCGTTAGCCCTTAGTGGAGACGCGCTGCAAGCTAAGGTATCTCCACCTAGACCGTTGTGCTTGCCACACTGAGCTATCTATCTTCCGATACGCATCAGCCTGCGCATTCACCACATTCGGCTGGGTACTGCCTCGTCCAGACCTCGGAGGATGGCAAGATTCAGGTTCTTTCAGTACCCATGCGAATGTAGAAAGCAAAAAGCCCAGCCGGTTATGGCTGGGCCTTGAGTCTTTTTATCTCTGAACGAATGCAGTAACCCATCGTTAGAGTCAGATTAGTCCATTCCATTCAATAACACAATTGATATTTTCTTTATACTCGAATTTATGCAGCAATATTTTCTCCTTTTGTGACTTTTTGTAGTTCTGAATCTGCTAAATCCTCCTCTTGATGGCATTTAGTTATCAGCATTTCATAGAATGGCTTGAAGTTACGTGACCATGTTGGCTGGGTAATTTCAGTGATATTCTCGCAAATGAACAACCTTACCGTTTCCGCTGGCAACCTTGCATAGCCGCGCCCAGAGCACTTATCACAATCTTTCTTTACTGGGACGCCCTGGAGTTCTGTTTTCTCCTGATCCAGCACCTTCCCTTTTCCGTGGCACCTGCATGCATTGCTGACAACTTTTTTACCTCCGCATGCCTTGCATAACAATCTCACTGTTTCGCGCAGATCCCGATGAACTTCATACTCGGAAGGCCGAAATCCCTCAACGCCAAAACTAATGGAGCCTTTAACAATCTCCCTGTTGAATAGTGGCATTGATGTTTTAGTCGTGAATACCTCTGATTCAATGAACCCCTCCCCCTTGCAGCATTCACATTCACGAACGCTGGCCGCACTCCGCGCATAATCAGCAAACGCATATCTTGCGAGTGTTTGCACGACGCTTTGTTTAATATCCTCATCGAGCTTTGAGATTGCCTTGTACTTAACGGATTCTTTCAGCGCATATTGAGTAAGACTTTCCACGGCGCGATGCGGATTACTGATCCCCTGCTTTGTCAAGAACAATTCCAGCCCGAAGCCGCTTTTAAGGTCTGCCAACCCTAAAGCTGCCATTATGTCGGTGCCGGTAAGTGAATCAGAAGCCGTTGCCCGTGGAGAGTCACTAATCATTGTGGATTTAGCGAAGAAGTGTTTCGTTATTGATTCCAGTCTCATTTCTCAATCCTCTTCCTGCCTGTTGTCCCAACCATCAGCCGGCCATTAACAATGGCGTGCCGTTCGCCCTTCACGTCATTAGCATACTTTTTTACCGTTGAGCGCTGAGTATTTAGCTGGGCCGCCACAGTTGATTGGTTGCCATAAGCGGCAATTAGTAACTCTGGAATGGTTTTCACATATGCGTTCATGCGGCCTCCTGAAGTTTTTTAAGCTCACGTAATTTCGCTCTGTACAGCGCTCTGATGCTGTCGAGTTCTTCGCGGGTGTATCGGTGTGGGGTGTTGTTGTTTTCGAGCGCCTCAACGCGCTGAGTGCCGATTTTCTTTACAAGATTGATGCGGTATGGCGTGATATTTCCTGACTGATGGGTATTACATGCACTGCATTGTTTATTTATATTGTCCTCGTCGTAACGAATCTGTGATGCCTTTGCTATCGTTCTGAAGTGCCCTGCATGCCATTCATACGCTTGATACGTGCCGCAGCTAATACACGGCTCGTCAACATCTCGGCCCTTAGTGATGTAGTCGTTTGTCGCTCGCTGCGTCATGTCCTCCCAGTGCTTGAGCGGCTTCAACTTAGCCTTGCGCTCTCGCCATGCCTTTCTGTCCTCCAGTGCCTTATCAGCCGCTTTCTTTTCAGATTGCTGCTTTTGGTAGAGGTAGGCACAGTGACCGCAGCAGACTATTTGGAGGGAGTTTCGAGGGGTGAACTTGGTGGGGCAGACTTTGCACTTCTTTAGCTTTGGCGGCTTATTCTTTGGTTTGCCGGTTATCATCGGCGTCCTCCTTTTTTATATCGCATCGGCACACGCAACATTCGAGGTGGTATGGAAATGAATTATCCAGCTCGATAAACCAACTCCGGCACTCAGGACAGTAAAGAGCCTCCCATGGAACGCCGTACTCGCTTATCCATGCAGATACTTTTTTGGTCATGGGGATCGGAGGAATTGCGGTTATATCGAAATGGTGTAGGGATAGTTCCTTTTGCGCCATATCAAGCCGGTGGCCTAGAGTTATTAGCCGTTGCCTCATCAGCATTCGCTCTCGCCTCAGCTCATAGTTTTCCTCTGCCAGAGTCTTTAGGCGCTCACCTGGATGGCTGATTAATTTCCCCATCGGCCTCCTCCTCCGGTTCGCTGTAGTGGGCCTCAATTGCCAGCGCCATTCTCTTTAGCCAATCAGCCAGCTTTAGCGCAGCAGCCTTCTCGGTTTCCATGTAAGGGAATTCGGTAATTACCGCTTCAGCCGTGTAGCCATAAACATTGCCGTGAATAACCATTTCTTGCTCTAAAATGGTTTTTGCTGAGTGTTTAACGAAATACCGGCTTTCTGATGTCTGGTTGGTCCTGTCTTTTTTGAAGGCAATCAGATCAATCGTAGTGCGGGAGTCATCCTGTAGTTTCTTAACTAAATCTCGAAAGCTACTCATCATGTTCCTCCAGCATTTCTCTCGAAGCGTTTTCACGTTCGCATTGGTCGCAACAATAAGCTTCATCAGGCTTTAGCGGGGCCAGACAGAATGCGCATATTGATTGGGGGAGTTCAGGCATGGCTGCTTCCCCTCTCTTTCATCATCAGGAATACAATCATTGCCAGCCGTAGCGGACTCTCTGGATGATTGCGCCAGTCGCTATATTTATTTTCGCGCCAATCACTGGCAGTCCATGAGATGCCGTCATAATCAATGCCAATACCATGCTCAAGCATGATGGGCCATGCATCGGCGGGGTAATTGCAAGGTTTATAATCACCGTTCTCAGCATCGATTACAGTGCACAGACCGATGTGGAACGCCACTGCCTTGTTAATCTCAAAATCACTCATTGCTGAATAGTCTTTCATCGCGTTCTCCTTACTCTGTCGAATTTGGCGCGCAGCAAAACGCATATTTGGGTATTTCGCTGGCGGGGATTGGGGTTTAGAAGTAGCTATAAAGTTGATTGATAATGTTCTGGTCAGTCGTGCGCCCGAACAGGTGTTTTATTGCGGCGTTAACCATTGCGTTGTAGCAGCGTTCGAACTCATCAGGCTCCATGTTCGCGTAAGCCAAGCTCTTTGCCTCCGTCCTGATGTCACCATTTAGCCTTACCGTTTGCTCATAGAATCCCGCCAGAATGGTTAAGTCCTTTCTGAATCGGTCAAATTGAGTTGATTCATCTGCGTTGGCCAGAGCCGTTTTATCAGCAGACCAGTGAGCAAAGCAGAAGTTGAAGAAGGAAAACATCTTTCGATGGAAGGCAGGATTTCGAGTTAGCTTAATGTCGGCGGTGTACATCTCGCCGTTTTTGAACTTGGTTAACCTGGGTAAGTCATGATCGAACGCTGGAACAAAAACGCCACCGGCATTCTTGACCATTTCGATTTGCATTGGTCACTTCCGAAACATCATGATGGTTAAGCCGTTTTTGGTTACTGCTTTTAGCGTGTCGCTATCAGTTAATTCACCAAGATTGAAAGCGTCGTACAGCTCGTTAATGGCTTTCTGCTTTCGCTCTTCTTTCTTGCGCTTATCCCATTGCTTCCAGATGATGCTAGCCAGCCACTCGCCTGTTTTAAACATGATGTACAGGTAACCTGCGACAGCTAAGCCTACATTCAGATAATCGGTCATAGTGGCTTCTCCGGTGCGGCGGCTAGCATAGCTTGATATATGCGCATAAATTTACCTCTATCAGTTCCGCCCATAGCAAAATGCCCTTGCGACATCATTTGGCGTGTCGGCTCAATCGGAACCAGTTTCCAACCATCCGGTATCTCCGGAGAGTTCAACTGTGGGGTGGTGTAGACGATGCGGCGGCGGGTGGGGTCGTATTGTTCATAAAATCCTTTATCGCAGTCATCCCAAACCCATTCAATGTCGTCGAACGTGCATACCCCTGACTGATACTGATAAACCGGCTCAGCCCTCTTTGCAGCTAATGCGATTCTGGCCAGTGAAAGCAGTAATCGAGGACTTACAGGAAACTCATCGCTGGTTGGCGTGTTGTGAATCTCCTGCTGGCAGGACCTTATAATTTCTTCAATCTCTTCTACAGTGAAACTATTTAATTCTTTCATTGGGTTAGCTCCTGATCAGCTTGGCGCGCAGTTCAGCGATGTGATCCAGTGCCTTCTCGTTACTAACCGGTATGTGAAGTTTGGGGATTTGCACTACCGGCGCGGGGATCGGCTCACCAGATTCAATGCGCTTCGACATGTCAGCCAACTCTTTGCCGCAACGTTTTCGCAAATCCTGCTCAGATAACCCCTGAACTCGCTCCTGTGAGTAGAGTTTCGTGACCATCCAGTAAGCCGGGTTGCTGGGCCAAGGGAATGCCTCTGCACTGCAGAACATGTCACGACGTTTGGCATAGTCCATCACCATGTCGTAAAGCTCATCAGCATCAGGCAGTCCAGCGGCGCGGGTGGCCCCCTGCTTACACCATGCAATGAATTGACCGGGTGACGGCCAGAACGGTGACTCACTGGCTCGGGCATGTTGCATACCAGCGGATAACTGCTCACGACTGCGAATGCCGTTTTCAGCAAAAGCGGCGATCCACTGTCGCTTGGCGGCCACTTCATCAGCGGGATTGCGAAACGTGGTTGATACGGCAGCTGGGAATACCTGCTTCAAGTTTTTGAATAGTGCATCCACCATCTTTTCAGCTTCTGGATTCACCATCTTCACGGCTTCTGGCGCAGATCCAACCATACGGGCCAGCGCCGAACTATCACGACTATCGATAATGCGAGTTAAGTTGCTCATATGAACTCATTCTCCCATGCCTCTTTGTCGTTCCAGTGAGTCTGGTTATTTACGACTTGAGTCTGCTGGATGATTGGATACTTCGGTTTGAACAGGCCTTGGTAGCTGTTGGCTATGCTGGCGTCGATTACGGCTGATGGGTCGTGCCCTTCGTCAAAACATTCTTTCAGGAGGTTGAACGCTTTGGTAACGGTGAGCATCGACTTGATTGGTTTCTTCGATTGTGACCGGTAGCTAACCCACTCAATCCAAGATTGCTTGCTAAGCCATTCAGGGATTTCTACAGAGAGAGGATCGAACCCTTTAACTTTCCCCTTTGGGGGATTAAGGGGGTTAGTATTTATATTCTTGTTATTACCTTCTTGTTCATGATGCGCGCTTCTTTGCTCGCTGATATGCGCGGCACCACCACTCAAAGCCACGCCATTACTGGGTTTGTTATGCTCGCTGATATGCGCGGAGTTATGCGCGGGTAAATCGTCTATTTTTTCGGCATATTCGGCGTAATTTATGATGGTGATTAACGTCCCTTTTCGACGTTCTCCGACCACTGAAATCATTCCCTCTTTCTCGAAAAATGCCAGCATCCTTTCGACTGCATGACGACTTGTTGGAACTCCTTTCCTGTCGCACATCGCAAGCCCTAAATCGTCCGAGGTAACGACCAGTTGACCGGGTTGAAGATTCCATTTGTGACCTTTGAAATTCGCCGTGAATGGCTTTCTGGCGGCATCCAGTAAAAGGTTATCCCACAGTGTTCGCAGGAAAACGTCTTTGGCCCAAGGTTTCTTCTTGATGCTTCGGTACAACGGGACATAACCAAGCTTCTGGTTCTCCATCCTGTTGCTCCTGCGCTCGCGTTCGGCGCTGATATCGAAGAGTTTAGCTGTACTCATGCGGCCTTCTCCTCAAGAATCTGTTCATATGTGAAGGAGCCAGCAGTGAGATCTGCTAGTTTCTGTGCTTTACCATTTGATAACCAAGAGTGAGGTATTTTATTTCGATTTATAAGTTGAGACATATAGTTCTTATCTACTGATATCTCACGAGAAACAGCCGCAGGGCCACCCGCCGCCTTTATCAATCTATAAACAAAAGACTGCTTAGTTCCCCTCTCAAATCCCAACACCCTCCCAAGGACTGAATTATTAGGGGAAAGATCTATATAAACATTCCCTTTTTCGTATGCTCCAAGATCCTCTTTTCTGCACATGCAGTAATGCCCAATCCCCCGACCCCTATGCTCCCAATGTCCTGATTCTTTCCATATCATCCACCAATCCCAAAACAATAGATTCCATTCAACGCCCCTTACTCTTGCATTGCTTCGCTGGCTTTTGAATAAGTGGAAAGGTGTCCGGATTTTGCTTTGATAGCCATGCTGAATTTGCTTGATCTGTTCTTTGGTGCATCCGTATTTTTGAATATCTAGCTTTGCCTTGGCTTCAATCCGCTTTGCAACTTTCGCAGCAACACCGCCGTCTTTACCTGTTAATCCGTTTTCCTCCAAAATCTGACGAATTCTTTCCCTCGAAACACCAAGAGGTTGAGATATTTCTTGTAGGGTGCTCCCTGATAAGAAGTCAGAAATTATTTTTGGATAAAGATTCCTGTCTATCTTGATTGATGACATAATTACTCCTGTGAATTGATCCAGTTAAAAGTTCATAGTGAATTGTTCAGAGTCCCCACCTAGCCGTGGGGATTTTTGTTTTGCGAGCAACAACGCCACTGACTTAGCCAGCCTTGCCATCTCGTCATCGACTACCCCCCATTCCAATACAGCCAGAAGCATTGATATCTTCGGAATGAAGCTTTCTTTCCAGCGTGATATCTGTGACTTATCCACGCCTACAGCGTCAGCAATGTCAGTGACGCCTCGTAATGCAATCTTGTTCAGTAGTTGGCTCTCAATGATTCGAGCCTTGTTGCGTGTGGTTGCACGTTCCATTGCGTACTCTTCCCTTGTTAGATGTTGTTACGTGACAAAGCTGTGAGCTTGTCACTTTTGTTGCCCCAGACTTTCCGGGGTGAGGTCAGTAGTGTTAAAGAGCGGTAGTGCTTAAGCTGCTTGTTCTGGATGAGGGAACAAGTCAGGTAAATCTGGGCGAACTTCGTGAGCTGAAACTTGCCCTCCTGTGGCGTTTACGATGGCACTCACCTTCTCTGGAGAGACCAAGCCGCCATTCAGCCATTTATGAACGGCTGGCTGACTAACACCACAAACGTCGGCAAGCTTTTTCTGGCTACCGACGATGCTCAAAGCTCGTTGGATAACTAAATTCATTTAAAAGCCTCTTTTGGTTATGTGATATTGGAAAAGATAACCCAAGTTATGCCAATTGTCCATAACCTTTGTTATTTGCATAAACATAACCGTGGTTATAAATTAGGCGTATGAACACATTTGCAGATCGTTTAAATAAAGCCTTACTAGAAGAAGGCTTATCTCAAGAGCAGCTTGCTAAAGCTGTTGGGCTAACCCAGCCTGCGATTCAAAAACTAACGTCAGGTAAAGCAAAATCATCCCGAAAAATCCTTGAAATATCGGAAGCATTAAAGGTTAAACCTGAATGGCTTGGGCGGGGTGAGGGGCCAATGCGCGATGACGGTGTAAAACCACATCACCCAGACTCAACCATCCCTAGAGAATCAGAGTGGGGAACTGTTGATGCATGGGACAGCAAAACACCGCTCCATGATGATGAAGTAGAAGTCCCATTTCTTAGGGACATAGAGTTTGCTTGTGGAGATGGGCGATTGCCGGACGAAGATTATAACGGGTTTAAAATTCGCTTCTCTAAAGCCACCCTGCGTCGAGTAGGAGCTAACACGGATGGTTCTGGGGTTATCTGTTTTCCAGCAGCAGGGAACAGTATGGAGCCAGTAATACCTGATGGCGCTACCGTTGCAGTGGATACTCAAAATAAAAAAATCGTGGATGGTGAGCTATACGCCATCAACCAGGGTGGGCTGAAGAGAATCAAGCAGCTCTATCGACGTCCAGGCGGCAAAGTAACAATTCGCAGCTTCAATCGCGAGGAAAATGATGATGAAGAAGCTCTGGAAAGCGAACTAGAGATCGTTGGTTTTGTTTTCTGGTACTCGGTCATTAGATATCGCAAGTAACCCACTGCTAGCCCATAGAGGGGTGGGTAAAGATGAAGGTCGCTTAGGCGGCCTTTTTTGTTGTGAAAAAAATAAAACTTGCACGATACAACGTGCATATGATTATATTGCTCGTAATTTCACAACACGAGAGCGCAAAAAATGGAAAGCGAAAAAAAGGAAGTGGTAAGCGGCAAAGCTAAAGGTGGGAAGGCACTAGCGGCTAAGATGACGGCAGCGGAAAGGAAAGCATCTTCGCAAAAGGCGGTTGCTGCGAAAAAACACAAGGCATCCTTGCCAGTCGCCATCAATGAAGGGGAGCTTAAAATTGGTGATATCACTTTAGATGTCGCTGTTTTGCCCAATGGCAAGAGAATCATTCTACAATCGGCTGTTTTCAAGGCATTTGGCAGGCCTCAGAGGGGTGAAAGGCAGCCAGAGGGCGTAGAGATCAAACTACCACCATTCATGGATGCAAAGAACCTAATACCATATATAAATCATGATGTTATTGAGAAGATCAAACCTGTCGAATTTAAATCTATTTCAGGGGCCGTCAAATCCGGATATGACGCCAGCATTTTGCCCGCAATTTGTAACGTTTATTTGAAGGCAAATGACGATAAGGCTTTAAGAACATCCCAGTCTGGCACAGTTAAAAAAGCAGAAATCCTCATTAGAGGTCTCGCGGAAGTGGGGGTTATAGCCCTTATCGATGAGGCTACTGGATATCAACGAGACAGGGAAAGAGACGCCCTAGCTAAAATTTTGGAGGCATTTGTAGCAAAAGAAATTCAACCCTACATAACTACCTTTCCTCCAGAGTATTATGAAGAGCTTTTCCGTTTGCGCGGCCTAGAGTACCCGCCATCAAACCCCAAATTCAGACCTCAGTATTTTGGTGTTTTGACAAATGACATTGTTTATAAAAGATTAGCTCCTAACATCTTAGAAGAACTAAAAAAGAAAACAAAAACAGCGTCAAAAGGAACTAAATTATTCCAATCTCTTACTCCAAACGTTGGGCAGCAGAAACTTAGAGAGCATCTATCCTCATCAGTAACAGTAATGAAGTTGTCAAACGATTACCCTGACTTCATTGCAAAGATGAATAGAATTCACCCTAGGTTCGACGATATTATCCCTCTGGATCTTGAAGAATCTGATAAATAACCAATTATAACCCGGCCCCGCTGCCGGGTTTTTTGTGCCTGTAATCTGACAATCTCACCACCCTACTTCACCAATCCATCCTCCAACTGCTCTATTGCCAGCTTTATAGCTAAATTGGATTCACCTGTCTGCTCCATGATTTGCCAGTGTATCCGCTTAAGCTGATGCGCCACCTGCGCACGGCTTATCTCTTCGCCGTTCTGCGCTAGCATCAAACAGCTTTCCCCTACCAACCTACATGCCTCGTTATATACCGAATCTGAGTCTGACATTCCAACCTCCGCATAAATTTCACCCAATTTAGCACACTTTTCACGCCTGATGGCCGGTGGGAAGGGTTACGTCTGAATTATTTTCAAATTAAATTCCTTTTGTTATCATGCAAATATAACCTTATTCATGATTATTATAATTAAGGTTATTGCTCACACCCATAACTTAGGTTATCTTTAGTCCATCGAAACGAAACATCGATGCGGCAGACAGGAACTACTCGCCGCGCCAGTCAGGAAGACAGGCTGCTCATTAACAAAGCGGGGAACGAAAGCAGAGATGCTCATCAATCCTCGTGACGGATTTCTCCCGGATAGTCTGGGAGACCAAAGAGAAGTTGGCTTTGGGATGTGGTGGTGGTGTCCTCAAGCGAGGTGCAACGCTAGCAGTGTGATAAGACCTGATAAACCGGCTGGGCAGATAGTTTTTTGCCAATACAGAAACAGGGCGCTCAGGAAGTAAGTGAGGGTAGTGCCTCAGTGCCGGTCACCACATCACTAAAGCCAATCACCGGAGGTAATCATGGTAGCGATCACAATCAAACCAGCTAAAGAGAATTCAAAGACACGCAAATTTAAGCGTACAGGTGAATTCTTCGCGGCGAAGGATGCCAACCGAGTGTTGGCAAGCCGCATTGAAGCAGCGTTCACAAAGCTCTCTGAGGGCTGCACATCGAGGGTATGTAAAGCAACGATGCCTATTCAGATTCGCAGCACGGAGCGGCCGAGTGCAGACAATATATGTTTGCCCGAGGTAGCTAAGTTTGCAGCAGGCTTCCGTAAGTCAGAATCACTAACAGCGAGGTAGGTATGGCAAATACAGCGAGATTGCAGCTTGGATTTTCTCCTTTCAGTAAAACTATTCAGCTTGCGAAGATGAAAGATATTGATGGCGGTCGCTTGCGTGTTGGAAATGATGCCGGGCGGGATGTAACCAATGAAGCAGCTCAGCTCGTTTGGCAACTGGTAATGGCGGAAGGCGGCGAAATAAGCTGGGGCTTGGATGATGGCAGCAAAATGGTACTAAAAGCTGAAAAAGTTGAACCCAAAGAAGCCCACCACATAGTTAAGGGGTAAGAGAATGAGCAGTTCACACAAACATTATGACTATTTCAAGGTTGAAGGTACTGATGTAAAAGCGCTGATAGATGGGTTTGATGATATCGGGGGAAAGCGTGATTCGATTATTAAGGGCGTAATGAATGAATTTGGCGCTGTTGCTTATACAAATTCATCTGGTTTTGGTGATAAAGGCAGCAAACTTCGTAATCTGGTGTGGGAGCATGATTATCCCTTCACCTGCCCAATGACTATCAAAAGCACAGATTATTTCAATGGTAAAAAAGTAGTGATAGCGCGCGGTAAGGGAAATGCAAAAGATGGGAAGGAGTTCAATAAGAAGCTGGACGCCGCCATTAAATCTGCGAATTCAGCGCTGGAGTCACTGCCTATCTGGCAGGAATACATTATTGCCCATTACGGGATTATGAAAACGGGATTTGGTGAATCAACTGGTCGTGGAATAGCAATGCTAACCACTTATGGAGGGCGGCACCCAGAACGAGATGACTGCCTTCTATTTGCCATACCTAACACTAAAGATAAAGAGGGCTGGGCAAAGCATGGTGATGTGACGATACCTAAAGAGTTCGAGCAAATCACATATGGCCAGTTCTACGATATTTCTAATACAAAGGCTGCATAACGCGGCCTTTTTTATTGGCGGGTAAATGAGGAAGAATGATGAAATTGAATATATCTGTAGAACTTGAATGGCTTGGCGAAGATGGCGACTTAGATGTAGAAGTTAAACAAGAAATCATCAGCGGCGTTAAGAATGCTATTTCACGCGATTGCTTGGCTAAAGTGGAAAAAGAAGCCTCTGCGCAGATTAATCAGGCAATCAACGAATCAATCTCAGTAGCTAAAAAAGCCATTGAGCAAAAAGCTATTAAATTTGCAGATGATTGGCTGGAGAAAGAAGTCACAGTTACTGATAAGTGGGGTGATGTGCAGGACTGCCTGACTATTACAGACCTTATTAAACGCAGCTTTGACAAAACAATGGAGAAGAAAGTCGATTCAAGTGGCAACTTTAGTAACGATTACAGCGCAACCCCCCTAGTTAAGTACTTAATGGGCCGGCGCATGGAAGAGTTAGTTCAGGCAAAAATCAAGCCACTACAAAAAGATATCGACAATGCGATCGCCAATGCAGTAAATGCAGGGATCCGCAAGAACGTATCAGATAAATTTGCTGAGATGATTATCCAGACGGCAAAGCAAAACAATCAACCAGCACTTGAAATCAAATAGTAACCCCCAGTGACCTTACCCCTGCGACTTAACCGGTGGCAGCAATAAGACCACTGAAACAAACAACGAGCTGCTTAATGCGGCTTTTTTTGTACCTAAAATCGAGGTAACCAATGAACCTGACCGATTTAAACAAAATCCTTGGCGAGCATAAAATATGGGTTGAGTCGTACAGAGAGAGCGGATCCAGAGCCGACCTGCGCGGTGCCGACCTGTGCGGTGCCAACCTGTGCGGTGCCAACCTGAGCGGTGCCAACCTGCGCGGTGCCAACCTGCGCGGTGCCGACCTGTGCGGTGCCAACCTGTGCGGTGCCGACCTGAGCGACGCCGACCTGCGCGGTGCCAACCTGTGCGGTGCCGACCTGAGCGACGCCGACCTGAGCGACGCCGACCTGCGCGGTGCCAACCTGCGCGGTGCCAACCTGTGCGGTGCCGACCTGCGCGACGCCGACCTGCGCGGTGCCGACCTGCCTGATCTCACTTTTGTACTCATGGGTCATGCCTACCCAATATTTATCACAAATGGCGAGTACGTCAGGGCTGGTTGCCAGAACTACACGGCAGAAGAATGGAGGAAGTTCAGTAAGCGCGATATTGCTGGTATGGATCACTATACTAAGAAAGCGCTTAAATTCTACCCTCGACTGTTGGACATCATCGATTTTTATTTAGGTAAAGGTGATCGCCCTGATTGGCTTAATGAGCCAGATGAAGAAGTAGAAGCAGCCCAAGACCACTAGATGAGGTGATGTATGACAAATAAACAGCCGTTAACTGTTAGCCCAATAACAGAAGAAAACTGGCACAACGAGAATGTGCGCACCGAGGGGTTATTACTGCGTGATTACTTCGCAGCCAAGGCATTACAGGGATGGCTGGCAAGTTATCCGGAAGCAAGTAGTCATCCCGTAGTAGCAGGTAACGAAAATAAAGTAGCCAAAGAAGCCTATCAAATGGCAGACGCAATGATTAATGCGAGAGGGTGAGATATAGCCAGTCTGAAAATGAGTTAACAAACGAAACAATTATCGACGTTATTCCGTAAACCACCCCACCCCCACTAATCCCCATAGTAAATAACTGACAACTGTCGGTGTTTTGCTGTGGGCTAACGTCGAACACAAGCGCGCTATCAATCAACAGGCCGTGGCTGATTTAGTCGCTACCGGTATCCCTGAAGAATGTGCCGTGCAATGCGTTAAAGCCATTGCTAAAGGCCAAGTCTCGGCAATCGCAATTACCTACTAATTAATCTGGAGTATCCCATGCAACAGCTAATTTGTGCAGGGTGGCCTTGCGTGGGCTGCTCTGAAACTTTGCTCGACCGTATATTCCGCAACGCTAAGAACGCAGCTAAGCGGCTTATTGAGATATTAAACCAGCGAGGTGAGCCATGAGAATAAAACCGAATGGTGACGGCACGGTGACCGCATCTCAAGTACATAACGGCTTCAAAAAGCGTTACACGAAGTCTTTCCCAGATACAGCTCATGGAATTCACGAAGCATACCGGTGGTGCCAGATTGTTTGGCTTGGCTGGGATGACTCCCAAGACATGGAGTATGCGGCATGACAGAAGAACAATTCAAAGAGCTGATTATCACAAGGCGCGAGTCGTTAAAGAGTATGGATACTCTGGCCTTTGTTAAAAATGAATTGGAGTGCGGTCGTGTGTCGGCCGAACAACTGGCAATCATTGCACTGGACGCGATGGGGATTAAAGGCGAATTGGTTGAGCAAGTAAGGGAATCGGCAGCCAAAAAGCGTAAATCATTTATGGAGGTAATTTGTGGGTACCGCAACATTAATCCTTGGTGAATCTGGTACAGGGAAGTCTACCAGCTTGCGCAATCTCAACCCCGATGATTGCTTGCTTATTCAGGTCGTAAGGAAGCGGCTACCATTCAAATCAACCAACTGGCAGCCATGGGATGGCGCGAAGAAAACAGGGAGTGTTGTTGCAACGCATGACTGGTCACTGATTAAGGCTGTCATTAATGGTGCGACAAAGTACGGGAAGAAAATAGTCATCATTGATGACTTTCAGTATGTGATGTGCACGGAATTCATGGAGACAGTGAACGAGAAAGGATTTGATAAGTTTGCAAAAATGGGCCTCCACATGTGGGAAATAATTAAAGCGGCACAGGATGCGCCGGATGACCTACGAATTTACTTCATGGCCCACACCGAGGAAACAAACCTTGGTCGCGTCAAAATGAAAACCATCGGCAAAATGCTGGATGAGAAAGTAACGGTCGAAGGAATGTTCACCATCGTTCTGAGAACCACTGTTCACGATGGACAATACTTTTTCACCACTCAAAACAACGGTTACGACACCGTTAAATCACCGATGGGCCTCTTCGAAACCAAAGAAATTGAAAATGACCTTCTGACTGTAGATCGGGATATTTGCGATTACTACGGCATCAATAATGTTCACCAAATTAAAGGAAACGCAGCATGAGCAATGTAACTTTCGTCTATGACCAGGATTCGGGTTTATCAGCAGGGTTAAGTGGCTTCATTAATGAGTCTGGTGCCTACGTCTTCACCATTTCAGAAGCTAAATATGTGATCAGCTCTGGTGGTGCTAAATCAGTTGAGTTCTCTGTTGAAACTGATGATGGGCGCAAGGCAAATTACCTTAATGTTTACACCGTCAAGAAAGACGGAAGTTCTAATACGCATGGCGTAAATATGATAAATGCGATGATGGGCTGCGCTGGCGTTAAGCAGCTCACCATGATTAAGAATGAAGCTGGCATTGATGTGGCCCCTGAGTTTGTAGGCCGCAAGTTGGGTCTGGTGCTGCAAAAAACGCTCAAAACAAAAGATGATGGTCGTGAGACTTACAACTTTGATATTCGCATTCCGTACTTTGCACAAAGCCAGAGAACGCTACAAGAGCATGTAGCCAATGCCCCGGCAGAAACAATAGCGAAAATGCTAACCACCCTGAAAGACAAGGATGAGCGCAAGCAAGGTCATGCGGCGCCGACCCACTCAGGAAACTACCAGGGTGATGAGCAGTTCTTTGCGGAAGACCCGCGCTTCTAGCCGATAATTAGGTAACCACCATGCAGCCAGAACAAATACTGGCCTGTCTCCGCGCCCATCCAGATGCATATATAACCTCATTCCACCGGTCAATTGGCAGCGTGGGACGTGGTCGTTTGTCTGGCGGCGCGACGGGCGGGTGTACGTTGAATTATAAAGATTCATTCTACAAAGGCTTGGGTTCGGGATTCGAGACAGTATCAATACACATTGGACTGACGTATGTGAGAAACATGCGCCACCTGCTCACGGAAGAGCAATGGGAAGTTAAATGTATATCAGCAAAAGGGACGATATACCGGCTCAAGCCAGAGTTTATGCCAGCCAACCCTACCCCATTCTGCTCAACTCAGGAGGAGTTGTTGGCGCGGCGTCAAGAATGTCTGCGACTGCTTTCGGCAGCCTAACAATAAAGCAAAGGAAATATCGTGAAAGACATCATGATCGACATTGAGACATTAGGCACTACATATGGTTGCGCAGTCTTATCTATCGGCGCTGTTCGCTTTGACCGTAATACCGGCGAGATTGGAGATAAGTTTTACGCAAGCATGGGCCGAGAAGCAGAAAGGTATGGTCACGCTTCTCAATCAACCTTGGACTGGTGGGAGCAGCAATCGCCGGGGGCAAAAGAAGCCGCATTTAGTGGCACGGACGACCCGGCAAATGTGGCAAAAAGCATGTCAAGTTGGATTGATGGAAATGACTTAGTTTGGGGAAATGGCTCGATTTTCGACATCATTATTCTTGAAAGTTGGTTTGAGTCGCTTGCGTCAGTTGGCGCTACTGTTCCATGGAAATTCTGGAATGTGCGCGATGTAAGAACGGTCGTGGATTTATCTCCACTAAATGTTAAAGACTTTATTCGCGAAGGCGTTCATCACAACGCGTTAGATGACGCAATCCATCAAGCAAAATATGTCTCAGCAATGATTCAGAGCCTCCGCGCTTAATTACCTAGCCTAATCCCCCACCCCATTACCGGCAATCAATCTGCTGAGGAAACAGTTATGTCTGAAAATACTGATTATGAAACGTTAAAAGCTGAGCGCGATGCAGCACTCAATACCTGCACTCTGATTGCCGATGCTTTGGGTATTACCGGCGCGGTAGCAGGTGAAACTATTGCCAAGGTTCAACAGCTGGTTGCCGAGAATGTAGCCGTTCGAAGTGAGGTTGTTTGTTGGGCGAAAGAATGTGACCGCATAGTTCATCGCCATACGAACAAAATCACTGACATGCACCAAGCTCAAGCCGCAAGCGAACTTGACGAGATACTCAAGGAAACCACTCAGGCGCTTAACGAGATAAAGGCTCAGGGTGTGGAGGAACAGGTTTCACGCCTTGAAGGTGAATACGGGGAGCTTGATGACGTGTGCGTAATGGTATTTCGTGATTTGCGGGAGTTCGCCGCCAGCCTGAGGGGTGAGCATAATGTCAGATAAGGAATACTGCTATCGCTATGTAGATAGTAATGACTCGAAAGGCCGACCAATCGTAATGCTGTGGCAAATGGTAATTCTACGGGAGACAGAAAAGACATTTTGGTACTGCCCTGACTACCCGAACATGAGTCTTGAGCAAATTATTAAATATCAAGGTAGACCGGGGAACCGTCAAGTTAAACGCAGTCTTAAAAATGCTGCCCGTTCCCGCTATCACTACACAAAAGAAGAAGCATTAAAGGCTTTTATTTACCGCAAACAATATCAGTTAGAACGAATCCGGCTAACAAGCGAAACCGTGTCGCTTTGCCTTAAAGGGATAGGTGAGGCTGGTTTTGTTGAAATCAGTAAAGACGGTGAATTCAACAGTTTTAGCAACATTCTATCTGTTCCCGAAAAAGACTTTCGCGCGGCAGAAGAAGCTGGAGAAGTAGCCTCGACGTATCGCTGGGGAGAATATTGATGAATAACATCGACGAAGAGACAGAACCATTTTTCATCTATGGAGATGACTTAACGGACATGGTTCTGACCGTACAACAGGCCGGAGAGGGGAATGCAGATGCTGAGTAAAGCAGAGTTACAACACATAGTATTAGCGAAGCAAAATGGCTGGACGGAGTTTTACCCAGTTGGACGTGATGCAGAAATGGCCGAGGAGCTGCTATCACTGCGTGAGCAGCTTGCAGAGTTGAAAGCGTTGGAGCCTGTTGCTTGGCGTAACCGGTTTACTGGTTATTTGCATAGTAACAAACCCGGCATAGTTGATGATTGCTATGACGAGCTATTCACAGCAGCCAAGCCATAACCATCTCGTTTTTTTAACCCATTACGGACTCACAGAAACGGATTTCACTAAATCTGGAGTATCCCTATGCCTATTTCAATGCTCCCAGTCGAGCGTAAATTCCCGCTACCCGCCGAATTGACGGGCCGAATCAATGACCTTATTCACGAATATGCCGGCGAGATAGGCGTCTGTGAGGTGCTTGGCGTGCTGGAAATCGTCAAGTTTGGATTGCTGAATCAACCAATAAACGAGGTGGCGTAATGTGCGACGAAATCGAACAAGCCCAAAATCTCGAATTACTCAATATCAAAAACGGAATAGCTAATCGCAAGCCGACAATGACGTTTACCGGCCAGTGCCACTTCTCAGAATGTCGCCAACCCATAGAGCGCGGCCTGTTCTGTGATGTTGGGTGTCGTGATGACTATGAGATTGACGAGCGCAGAAAGGGGATGGCGGCATGAGTGACTTTGGCGGCAGCCACACACCGGACAACTTGAAAGATTTATGGATGACCCCGCTCGATATCTTCACCGCATTAGATATTGAGTTTGGATTTTACCTGGATGCAGCGGCCAGTCATAAAAGCGCCCTGTGCGCTCGATATATCACCGAACAAAACGATGCACTTAATAGTGCATGGGAAAGTTACGGCGCTATCTGGTGCAATCCACCCTACTCAGATATCTCACCCTGGGTGACTAAGGCGACTGAGCAATGTAAGCAGCAACTCCAAACGGTTGTGATGCTTGTCCCCGCTGATTCATCAGTCGGTTGGTTTAGCCAGGCTCTGCAATCAGTGGATGAAGTGCGATTCATTACTGATGGCCGTATATCGTTTTTAAGATCCGATACTGGCAAGCCAGTCAATGGCAATAACAAAGGTTCGTTGTTATTCATCTGGCGGCCATTCATCAAGCCTCGCTGTATGTTCAATACTGCTAAACGCGATGAGCTAAAGGCGATTGGACAGAAAATATTAACAGGGAGTAAAGCAGCATGAACTTAATCATCACATATCTTGACTGGATCCTGCTTGGAATCGGCGGCTGTGCAGCTTTATGGTTGATGTGGGTAAAGGGATGGTGAGCGCATGGAACCGACAATAGAGAACGCAATCAGGTCAGTAGCAAAAGATGCGCTTGCTGAAATAATAGAAGTTAAAGAGAAATACACAATTCAAGAGCACGACAAGCACTTCACTGAAATTCTTAATCGCTACGCAAAAAAAAATCACCGCCCTACCCATTGAGATGCAACCGAAAACTTTCCCCGCCAAGCGCTGGTTAAGCTATTACGTCCGTCAGATTGATAAAGAGATAAGAGGACAGCTATGAATGATGTAAAAATCGATGTTCCTCCGGTCCTGATAAACAGGACAGCAATACAGCAAATGCTCGGTGGAATATCGCGAACGACCTTCTATCAGCGCCGTAAAACTTGGGAACAGCAAGAAACACCGTTCCCGCCAGAAGTAAAAGAACTATCTGCGCCAAAAGGGGGGGCATTATTTCGGTACCAAGATGTAATTAAGTTTTGTCATGATATGGGGCTAATTTCATCAACACACGCTTGA